AACGAAGCAGTTTCTGGCTTCTCTGGTGACTCTGGTAGTTCTCAGGGTGCTGATCCTTCCGGTTTGGGCGGATACGCTAACGTTGATTCATCTGGCACTGCTGCTACTTCTGGTGGTGGTATGTCCACTGCTAATGCTGAGCAGTTGGGTACAACTGGTGAGTCTGCATTTGCTGAAATGGGCTTCTCCATTGACAAAGCAACTGTGACTGCTAAGTCCCGCGCTTTGAAAGCAGAATACACTCTAGAACTTGCACAAGACTTGAAGGCGATTCATGGCTTGGATGCAGAAACAGAACTGGCTAACATTCTGTCTACAGAGATTCTTGCTGAAATCAACCGCGAAGTTATTCGTACAATCAACAGCCAAGCTAAGACTGGTGCTATCTCTAGCAACACAGTTAAGAATGGTATCTTCGACTTGACTACTGATGCAGATGGCCGTTGGTCAGCTGAAAAATTCAAGGGTCTAGTTGTACAGTTGGATCGTGAAGCTAACCAGATTGCTAAAGACACTCGTCGTGGTAAAGGTAACTTTGTTATCTGTTCTTCTGACGTTGCTACTGCTTTGGCTGCTTCTGGCTTGCTGGACTACGCTCCTGCACTGTCAACTAAGTTGAGTGTTGATGACACTGGTAACACCTTTGCTGGTCTGTTGAATGGTAAGATCAAGGTTTATATTGATCCATATGCCACCACTGACTATATCACTGTAGGTTACAAGGGTACTAACCCTTATGACGCTGGTGTGTTCTACTGCCCATATGTACCTTTAACTATGGTACGCGCAGTTGGTGAGAACGACTTCCAACCACGTATCGGGTTCAAGACTCGTTATGGTATGGCTTCTAACCCATTCGTTGGTGCTACACCTGCTGATGGTTTGGCTGCAGCTCGCTCTAACCAGTACTACAGAATCTTCCGTGTAGACAACATCCTGAAAGAAGGATAGATTCTAGAAGTTTAGAATAATAATAATAATCCACGGATGGATTTAGGGGCCTTAGGGCCCCTTTTTTTGTGCCTGAAAAAAAGTGAAAATAATTTAAAAAAACTGTTGACTTTATGTCGACTTTATGTTATAATGAAGTCAAGGAAATGAAAGATAGGAATTAAATTATGAATGACGTGACTACTGACCAGGTACAGAAGATTGAAGAGTTTTTAGCTAACTGGCGTGTTGCTGCTGCTAAGTACTACAACTACCAGGCCGACACTGTTAGGGAGATAAAAGCTGAGTATCTTAACCTGTTGGAGAAGTATAACTTTTACAGTGTTCCACATGACTGGAGATTTTTATTCCGTGAAGATGGTACTCACCCTTTTTACCCAGATGACTACCTTGCAGCTAAGAAAGCTGTACGTGATTGGTCAGATGCAAACTCTGGGGCTGTTGTTAACCTGGTTGGCGACATGAATATGAATGGTGGTAAGAACAAAGAGGTTGTTCTTGACAAGTTTCTTACTAAACAGGTTGATATTAAGCGTAAGCAGTTTGTGAGTAAGGTTAAGAATATTGTTGGTGAAATCACCGATGCTTCTGGTTTGCGTATTGGAGTTGATGGTAATATTAATGGTAATGTTATTGGTACAGATAATACATGTAGTGTTCAAAGCATTTATGCTGGCGGGTACAACATTCAGTGTTTGCACTATCGTGTACTGGTTCGAGTTTCAAAGGAGAAATAATTATGAATAATGTAATACTGACAGATGTTGATGGAGTAATGCTTAATTGGGAGTATGCATTTGATATTTGGATGCAGAAGAATAAGGGATATCCAAAGCCTTTGCCTGGGCAGCCGACTTATGATATATCCAAGCGATACTGCATTTTACCTGGTAAGGGTAAGGAATTGATTCGTCAATTTAACGAATCAGCAGCTATTGGCTTCCTCCCTCCCCTCCGTGATGCTGTGCATTATATACGCAAGCTACATGAAGAGCAGGGATATGTATTCCATGTGATTACATCATTGTCTACAGATCGTTCTGCGGGTGAGCTGCGAACAATGAATCTAAAGAAGTTGTTTGGTGAGACTGCTATTGAGCGGTTTGTATATCTAGATACTGGTGCTGATAAAGATGAAATATTGGAGCAGTATCGAGATACAGAGTGTATGTGGGTGGAGGATAAGATGGAGAATGCTGTTGCTGGTCTTCGGTTCGGACTCAATTCAATATTGATGGAGCATGGCTACAATATGCAGGACTCACCAAGTCCCACTGGCTGGGTTCGCGCCGGAGTGCATGCACACTTCATTCCACGCGTAAAAGGATGGAAAGAAATTTACGAAATGGTTGCATAAAAGTGTTGACTTTACTCTGACATTGTGTTATAATGAAGTCATGATTAAAGAAAGAGGTTTTTGTTATGAAGAAGTTTATTCCCGTGTATTTTGTTGATACTGGCCGCGAGCAGGGGTTTTTCACCCTTCGTGTAACTAAGCAGGTGTTTATACCTAGTGGCGGTGAGCGTGGAGGTTCCATCGATAATGGAATCTATCAGGGAACAATTGCGATTGGTTCCGATTATCTTCAAAACCTTAGTACCGATAAGGAAGAAGCCTTTGCCAAGGCTTCTGAAATCGCTAAAAGGGCTGGTCGAGAGCTTCGCCAGAAATCTGCTGATGAAATAATGTCAGAGGTGTATGACTTCGAAACGCGAGCTCGTCGCAGTGCTGAGGAAATTGAGGCTGCGCGTATACGTGAGATCAATCTTGAGGCTATACGTGAAGAACGCATCAAAGTAAGTAAGATTAATAACACAATGGCATGGTTGGCTCATGATCAGGCTCCCTTTGGTAAGTACAAGGGTGATGATATAGCCGATCTACCAGCTGGTTATGTTCGGTGGATAGTCACTACTGACTTCGAAGATGAGAACATGAATCTCTTCAAGGGTGCAGTACTGCGTATTCACGGTGAGCAAGCTGAATTGCGTACCCCCGATGTGGATGGTTTTGTTGGTGATGTTGGAGTGCGGAGCGAGTTCACCGCTCAAGCGATTAGCTCTAGGCCTTTTAGGGGCCATTTTGGACCTGGGTGTCGTACAGAGTTGGTTGATATTGATACCAACAAGCTTATTGTTTGCTGGGCTGATAACTTCCAACCAGTGGTAGGTGAAGAAGTTACCTTTAAGGCCTCTGTGAAGAGTCATCATGCGGTTATTGATCGTGACGGTAATGATCAAGCGGAAACAACAATAATCCGGGTCAAGCTGATGTGAGTTCTTATAAATAAAGGTACAACACTTATATAGGGATATAGAGGTAGAATGTATGAGCAATACAAGGCCGCTTGTTTATATCCATGGGAACAATTCCACCCCTCGTGTGTGGAATTTTCTTATGGCAACATCAAACATGCGGGGGCGGTGGAACCAACACTGTGTTGAGTATGACACTCGCCGGCCTGTGATGGAATGTGTTAGTGCTGTGCATGATCAAATATACAAACAATATGGTGAGCGTGAAGTTGATATAATAGCTCACTCACTGGGAGGTCTCATATCACTATGTCTCATGGAGACGGATATAAATGTGAGGAGGATAGTTACACTCGCATCTCCGTTGAATGGTATAAGGATTCTGAATTTTGCGTCAATAGTGTCGAGGGATCCAATATGGCACGACCTAGCTCCTAGGTCCAAGTTTATGAAGTACCTAAGGTCTATTGATATTGACATCCCTGTATTGAGCATTATTGCAACAGTGGGTAGCTGGCCATTGTTGATGGAGCCAAATGATGGGGTAGTTACAATCCGTAGCCAGGAGAACTTCCCAGGATGCAGTCAGTTAGTGGTTGAGTTGAATCACTATGAAGGGCTGCTCGACTACAGCATAGCAACTACTATGATGGACTTTCTAAATAAAGGGTAAGTACCATTATAAATACCCATAGTTAGATTTATTGGAAGGTAACATGGCTGAATTAACAACTAATATAAACTATCTTGCACCGACATCATTTAAGTTGGTTATAGATAGGCGTAATTATCCCAACCTGGAATTCTTTGCGCAGACCATACAACATCCAGGTGCTTCTGTGGCCTCCACAGAAGTCCCCATTCCCAGATTGTCAAGCTTGTCCCTACCAGGCGATAAGCTAACATTTGGAGAGCTGTCAGCTATCATTATTCTCGATGAAGACATGACATCATATACAGAGATGTTTGAGTGGTTGACTAGGATGGTTGAGAGTAATAGGCAGTCAGCCACAGATGATATAGGGTCAGCTCCACGGACTGAGTCCGACATTACTGTGTCAATTCTGACCAGCCACAATAACCCAAATAAGCAGATCAAATACATTGACTGCGTTCCCACCATGGTAGGTGATATAAACTTCGAGTCAGTAGTAGGTGATGTACAGTTTTTGACGTTCCCAGTATCGTTCAAATTCTCATATTTTGAAATTAAGTAGTTATTGGAGTATATTATGCATTTGGATGAAATCCTCGTTGAATGGGCGAAAGACTCAGAGCTTCCTCGTAACAAACTAGACGAAGTGTCTCGTCAAACCCCTGCCCTACACGCAAAGTACCTCAACCTTTTGACCAACGCAAAGCTCCGTTTGAAGCGTGTTGAGATGCAGCAGAAGACTCTGTTGAAGCAGAAGTGGCTGTGGTACAATGGTAAAATGTCAGAGGAAGAGATCAAAACCCTGGGTTGGGACTTTGATCCACTTAATGGTTTGAAGATAATGAAGGGTGACATGAACTACTATTATGACTCTGATAAAGAGATTCAAGCATCTGAGTTGAAAGTACAGTACTATAAAACCCTTATAGATACCTTAAATGAGATAGTTAGCAGTCTCAATTGGCGGCATCAGACGGTGGGTAATATGATCAAATGGCGCCAATTCGAGTCTGGAGGATAACAGAGGTATGTAATTGAGTGACATAGTATGCAGGCTTAAAGATTATAGCATGTTGGAGGTGGACATAGATGAACCCGGGTTGGCAGCTGAACTGTCGGATTACTTTAGCTTCTATGTTCCGGGTTATAAGTTCATGCCTGCATTTAAGAATAAGGTGTGGGATGGTAAGATAAAACTATTCAACCGTATGACAGGTGAGCTATCTGCTGGTCTGTACATATATGTTATTAAGTTCTGTTCAGAACGTGGCTACACAGTCAAAACAGAGGAAACAAGATACGGCAGTCCCACAGATGTTGCTGATGTTAGTGACCTCAATCCCCTCTTAGAAGATTTAAACATTCCGTTTGCCCCTCGAGATTATCAGTATGATGCAGTGTCAACTGCATTGCAGAGAACAAAAGCAATACTACTATCCCCAACCGGTTCCGGTAAGTCATTCATAGCATATCTGCTAATGAGATATGTCATGTCCAATGAAGAAGGCAAAGTTCTAATTATTGTTCCAACAACATCACTTGTTGAGCAGCTGTATGCTGACTTTGCAGACTATGGGTTTGATGTTGAGAACCACGTGCATAGAATATACTCTGGCAAGGACAAGGTAACAGATAAGACAGTAATCCTATCAACATGGCAATCCATCTATAAGCTGCAGCGTAATTGGTTTAAGCAGTTTACAATGGTGATAGGTGATGAATGCCACGGTTTCAAGTCGAAATCGTTGTCATCGATAATGAACAAAGCCACAGAGGCGAAATATCGCTATGGCCTGACCGGTACACTGGATGGTACACAGACTCATAAATTGGTTCTGGAGGGATTGTTTGGACCAGTATACAAAGTCACTACAACCAAAGCGTTGCAGGATAATGATACATTGGCACCACTTAGTATCAAAGTTCTGCTATTGAATTACTCAGATGAGGTGAGAAGAGATTATGGTAAGCGTACATATCAAGAAGAAATTGACTGGATTGTTAGCAATGATGCCCGTAACAGGTTTATTCG